TCAACATCATAGGCTTGTACATCAGTACCAATGACTAATCCAAGAGTAGTTCTTGCTGTAGCTGCATCTGCATCATCAATAAGAGTTCTACCAAAGGCAGTAAAATCTGCTACTGCTGCTGTGCCTGAGCCAGTGAAATAGGGAAGCTTATTAGCTGCTGATGTAAGCCCTGCAATTGCAGTTAAGTCAGCATCAAGAGGTTGCTTAGCATCTAACTGAGTTTGAATAGCAGAGGTTACACCATCAACATAGTTTAATTCAATACCTGTTGGGGTAATGACAGTACCATTTATTTCTAAGGTGTCTATGTATGCAGTGCCATCAATGTACGCATCTTTGAACTGGAATGTAACAGAACCTAAATCTACTGCATCATCTGTCTTAGGAGTTATTGCACCTGTTGAGACAACAATATCTTGAGCAGGACCTACCCTAGTAACTGGAGCACCATTGGCTGCTGTGCCATCATGCGTGTGACCAGTAGCCGCTACAAATGCAACAGCAATGGAATCAAATTCATTGTCTAAGTCAGCAGCATCGATGATGTTTCCATCAGCAATGTTGTTTGGTGTATCAGCACGAACGTAGCCCGTCATATTATTCCTTATCTTCTGTCGTGTGTAGAGTATTCAAGGGTTGCTGCATCCAGTGAAAATGGAGGATCTGTTCCTTCAGAAAAGAATTGTAATGAAACAAAGAATCCAGAACCAACAACCTGCGTCTGGAATAATTTCTTAAGCTTATTTCCGTACACAGTTATACCATATCTTGCCGTTGTATTACCATAGAAACCAACAGTGCTTACACCAGTATTTGATAAAGTAATTGTTGTTGGTTGAATACTACCCTTGTCATCAAAGTCAAACTTTAAGTTTACATTTGTAGAAACACTTCCTTCTGGGTCAGTGTATAGGAACAGCTTATAAAAGGTTTTCCTAATTCTTGGATCGTTGATGAATACAAATGGTGTGGCAAAGGATGCTGGAATATGTCCACCATCAAAGGTCTTACCACTTTCCATTTTATAAACAAACCCATCAGTGTTTGCAAAAGTAATTATTTCACTCTGATTATTATAGAATGAATCAGCAACATATGCCTTAATACCAGTGAGTTCTGCCCAGTGAATTTCACCAGTAGTTTCTCCTGACACCTGAGTTCCTAAAATACCCTTAGCACTATTAACAGTGACGTTTGGACTATATCCAAATATTCTATATTGTGATTTTTGTTTAATAACAATACTTGAGAAGCTTTCACTTGAACTTAACAAGTCAGTCATTTCAGTTTGAATTGTCTTAGAAACTAGTCCTAAGTTGAAGTCACCGTTTCTGTCTGTTGCACCAAGAAGTCTTAGACCATCAGGTCCTAAGAACATAACATCACCGCTAACCTCTTGTATGGTGTCCTTAGCTACACAGCCTACGTTACGAGTGATAGGTTGAAGCTGAAAGTCTGACAGAGTATTACCAACAAGTTGGCTAATTGATCTCTCAGTGAATATAATTAATATCTCACGAAAGACAATGGTTCCAGTAATTAAAGCACCAGTAGATATAACACCAGCACCATTGGCAGCATTAAAATCTGAATCAGTAAATGGTGCAGTGAATATAAGCTTATCATTTTTTACTAGGAACAAATGATTCTTATGGAATACAGCGCTCTGAGCACCCAACAAATCAGTTGTACTATCAAGCCTTGTTGCTGTTGAACTATCCCATATTATCGGATAGTTGGTAGAGTCTACAATTGCAACTTTGTTTGTATTATTAATTCTATATTTTGCAAACCTTGCTTTCTCTGTAGATGTTACGTTCAAAGACAGCCATGTAACAGCAGCATTATCTGCAGGGCTTGACGCTAATGCAGGTGTGATTGCTAATGTTGCACCTGTAGATACCACCGTAGCATCAGCCGTAACTGTATACACTTTCTCTACACCATTAATTTTAAAAGTGTCACCAACTCTAGGAATGGATGTCAATCCATCTACAGCTAATGAACTTCCTGTTTGCCCTGCACCATTAACTAATACAGTACCAAACGATGGGGTATTAATTAATGACCATGTTGTGCCAGTAGAAGAATAGATATTATTGTTTCTAAACGCAAGCACTGAACTTTCTAAAACAGCTAGTCCATTAATCAAACCAGTATGTGTGGTAAATGTAACTGCTGCTTTATCTGCAGGGCTGCTAGCAAGAGATGATGTTAATGTAAGTGTTGCATTTTTACTTGAGCTATTATATGAAACGCTTTGAACTGTGTATGTACCAGCAACACCAGCAATAGTAAAAGTATCATTAGCAACAGGTGATATAAACAAATTTGAAATTGTTAATGCTGTTCCTGTTTGACCACTGCCTTGAACTAAAGGAGCACCGTAAGCAGGAACAAACGATGTCGAATACTTTGCATATCCTTCAATGCGTCTATAACCACCGCTAATAGCAGGTTCAAAGTTTCTTAATATACGAGCACTACCCGGTGCTTGCACACCCTGCTGCAATGGAGAAAGATTGGTAATAAGACCACCCTTGAATTGAAAAGGAAAGGTCAGCCATGCGTCAGCCATTATCTAATCCTATCACCAAAGCCAGTTGACTTAGATGGAGTAATTACACCTGATCGCATATAAATGTATCTATTGACAAGCATTGTACGCATACGCTTTACACCCTCTTCAAACTTTGATTTAGATAAAGTAGCTGATTGTTCATTACCTCTAAACATATATGCATAGAACATTGCACCATCAACAATTACATGTTTGAATCGTTCAGGTATTGTAGGATATGTATCATACGTACTTAGATCATCAGGAATTTTATAATACTCATATACCAATGTATATGCTTTGTCTGGTGAATTTACAATACCATATTGCAAGCTTGGTGCATGAAATACATATTGTGGAAGTTTGCTTTGGCTACCAGTTGAGTCATACTCTTGATCAATAAAACGATCTAGATAATCTTCGTATGAAATAACTGTAAGCTTTTGAGTTTGATTACCCAACCCTGTGTCTTGTTTAATTCTAAAAGAATCAAAGTCAATGGTGTTGGCATCTGCAGGGAATGAATAACGAATAGTGTTAGCAGTCAACACTTGTTCTTTAAACACATGGTTGAATGACCATTCGTAATGGTTGTGATAGATATCACGGATGGCTGAGTTTACAGCATCCTTGTTGTGAGCATAGAAGCCAGAGGCTGTGGCAAATGTGGTAGATGTAAGCTCAACTTCGTTAAGCCTTCTATTAACCTCATTAACTAATTCAAGATAGTTGTACGCCATTGTATACTCTTATTGTGAAAACGCTCTATGACGGAGCACATAAAAGAAAAGGGAAGACCCTTGTGGAGCCTTCCCTTTCTGTGTAGGTTAGCTTTTAAGCCAACTGTTCACGGTCAACGGAAGCTGGACCAACCTTGTCTTGTGCGTCAACGAGGACAGCAAAGACACGGATAGAACCAACACTCAGTGTAGTGGTTTCAGTAACCAACAGCAAGTCCAATGTATCAGCAGATTGTGACACGATTGGATAACCAGCAGTAGCAGGAGTTGCGTAAGTGCCAACAGCAGTAGAGCCAGTTACAGCGAAAGCTGAAACATAAGCTGCAGCAGTGACACCAGTAACGCCTAAGCTAACGGTACAGCTACCAGTGACAGCAGAAGTAACTTCATAGCCAGCAGCCAACACAATAGATTGTGCAGGAATTTGCAGAGCTTCAATTACGTCAGCAGCAGCAAGTGCGCTACCTTTTGCAGTTACAGCAGCAGCCAAGCTGATGGTGTTTTCCACCACATAAGGCATGTTGCGAACACTACGGCTAGGGTGTGTAGCTGCACCAACAGCATTAGAGAGAGTTGTAATAGTTGCCATTAATTTTCCCCTTAAGCAGCGTTATACTTAGCAGTGGCGATGCTTTCAGGACGTAAAATCTTACGACCATAAAGGTGCATACCACGCACGATGTCAGCAAAACTATCTGGATCACGATAGGTTTCTGTCTTAGTGATTTGCTGAGCAGCAGCAACAGCAGAGTCATGACCAGCAACGAGTATACCGTAGTTGCTGTTCTGGTTAGCAGTACCAGTAGTGCCAGCACCAGTACCAATCTTTGGCAAGTTGTTAGACACATAGATGCGGAAACCGTGGAGGTTGTTAATAACCAAACCGTTTTGCAAGCCAGAGCCACCGAAGTCACTGTTCAACAAACGGCTGTCTTCGTCTTTCAACAACTCAACAAACACGGGATCAACAACTAACCAACGACCTTGTGTGTCAACAAACTGTTGATCCAACAAGCGACCCATACGAGCAATCACCATCAATGGAGAAGCTGTAGCGGTAGGC